AAAAATGCAACTGCTCAAACCCCTCTACACTTTTGAAAGACACAATCTTGTCTTTGTGGTCTATCCAGATGGGATAAGCCAGTTCTTCCTCCCGCGGTTTTTCCACGCTTCTTCCTCCTACAATTCTGTGCTTATTAGGCTCTTTCAAATCCAAGGTATCTGGTTCCCTGGAAGGTCAGATTTCCGCTGTCACCCTCAATGAGTATACCATATTCCGTACCAGCGACGTGCAATTCCATTCGGTCGCCGCTTTCGACTTGGAATGTTACATAGTACGAAGTCGAGGTGTGGTGATGGTGGTGATCGTTTACACCGCCGTGACGGTGATGGGACACATTGGTGCGTTTGGCAACAACAGTTGCTGGCACGGTCAAGCGAGGGGAATGGTTGTTTTTATTCCACTGACCGATCCCTTTCACGGCAATGACAATGAACATACCAATCACCAGAACGAATACAATGGTGAACATGATGCCAAAGGTGTTAAACATGCCCATTCCCTGATTGAAGCCCATTCCAAATCCGAAACCCATTTCTTTCCTCCTGCGCTTTTACAAAAGGGGCCTCACGTCATCGTGAGGCCCCTTGACGGTGTTTACTCGTTTTCAGGCTCCTCGTCCTGCACTGCAGGTTCTTCCTTGGTAGGCTGTACTACAACTACGGGAGCGGGAGCATCTGCGGCAAGCTTACCGCCCAGAGCGCCCATAATCAGGCTCTTGATATCAATGCCCATGCCGGCGCTGATACCTTCGGTGACCTGAGTGGTTCCATTGACGATATCGGACAGCAGCTTGGCGCTGTTGCCTTCACCGTACATGGTGATCTTATCAACCTTGCTGAGAGGCTCGGCAACATTCTTGGCGATTTCGGGCAGAGCGGCCATGATCATCTCGATAACAGCGGCTTCGCCGTACTTCTTCATAGCTTCGGCCTTCTTGTCAATACCTTCGGCCTCAGCCAGAGCCTTCAGGCGGATAGCCTCAGCTTCGGCTTCACCGACTGCACGGATACCTTCAGCCTCACGCTGACGCTCGATCATCTTTGCTTCGGCTTCCTTGGTGCGACGGAACAGTTCGGCTTCTGCAGCCTGCTGAGCGGCATAGCGCTCGGCATCGGCCTTGGCGCGGATCTCAGCGTCCAGAGTCTGCTTGGTAACCTCAACTTCCTTAGCCTTCAGCTCGGCAGTACGCTCAGCACGGGCGATGTCGGCGTTGGCGGAAGAAACCTCGATAGAGCGGCGCTGTTCCTGCTCCTGGATGGAGTAGGCGGCGTCAGCCTCAGCCTTCTTTACGTCGGACTGCTGCTTCAGCTCGGCCTGACGGATAGCCAGAGAAGTCTGCTTCTCGGCAATCTCCATTTCAGACTGGACCTTGGCGTCATTGGCTTCCTTGGCAGCCTGAGCCTGGGCAATAGCGATGTCACGGTCAGCCTGGGCCTTGGCGACGGCAGCACCCTTCTTGATCTGGGAGATGTTATCGATACCGAGGTCTTCAATGACATTGTTCTGGTCGGAGAAGGACTGGACGTTGAAGGAGATCATTTCCAGACCCATCTTCTGCAGATCGGGGATGGCGTTCTCCTGCACACGCTCACCGAAAGCCTTGCGGTCGGTGACCATTTCTTCCAGCTTCATCTGGCCCACGATCTCACGCATGTTACCTTCCAAGGTATCCTGCACACGGCGGATAATCATATCTTCGCCTTCGTTCAGGAAGAACTTGGAGGCCAGGGACATCATTTCTTCACTCTGACCGATGCGGATCTTGACAGTTGCGTCTACCTTAACATTAATGTACTCGGCGTTGGGAACATAGTCGGTGGTCTTGACATCCACGGAGAACATCTTCAGGGACAGCTTATCCAGACGCTCCAGGAAGGGAATGCGAACACCGGCCTTACCGATTAAGATACGAGGTTTGCGGAAACCGGAAATCATGTAGGCCGTATCGGGGGGAGCCTTCACGTAACCGATTAGGATAAGAACGATCAGCAGTACGAGTACGACGCCGACACCAATAATAATTTCCATTCATTTTCTCCTTTCTATTGCTCACATGGTTACTGACTACGGCTCGATTCGGAAGCATCAGACAGATCCAAGTCACCCGAGCTGACCACTCGCTGTACACCTTCGACCCCCAGTGCCTTGGCATACATCGGGTGCTTTGAAACTTTATCCAAAAGCCGAATCATCAGGATTCTTTCTCTTGCGCTCAAAAGGATCACTTCCTTTGCTCAGATTTGGAAAGCCGCCTCCTGCTTATGGATATATTGTACGATTGAGATTGGGAGAAATAAATGATTACATTGGAAAAATAAAGAGGGTTAATTTGCACTTTTCAGAAAAAAGCGGGCATTCAAAGGTTACTTGTTCTTATGTGCGTTGTACTGCTCTATGTCAATGACACCGGTGGCCAGCATACGCTCCGACCACAACTGCAGAGTTTCAACAGCAATGGAGATGCGCTCCAGTTCTTCCTGAATGTAAATGAAGTCTGCCAGCTCGTCGCCGGTCACCTTGCCGTCTGCAGTAATTTCAATCAGTCTGTCCTTTTGCTTACCCATGGAATTGAGTGAGGCCAACATTTCCAGAACGATTTGAGACAGATCCTTGATCTTCACCTCGGGAACATACTGCTGACCGATGGGACACTGATTGGCACAGTAGTAGTTGCAGAGGCTGGGCTGTTTATACTTTTCAGCCATGACCAACACTTCATCCGGGTGCGGCAGAGAGCGCTCGTTCTCAATCTTTTCAATGCGCTCGGGAGCGATGCACTCCAGAAGGTCTGATGCCGCTTCTCTGGTGAGCTGCAGGCTCTCTCGGGTCTTGTGGTAAATGTTCTTATTTTCCTTGGTAGATACTCTGGCCATAGGCAACTTCCTCACTATTGCTTGATACTTGCATTATACGGGTTTTGTGTCGAAAGCGCAATAATCTTTGACTGTCATGCGTCGGTACCGTCATTTTCCTGAAAGCGAGGAGGATTGTAAACTGCGACTACACCAATACTTCCATCCTCATCGTAGTTTACCGTCACGAGATAATCCTTGCGCATAAACCACGGAGTTCTCTCGTTCAGCGCAGCCAGATACCTTTGCTTGAAATTGACCACGGCAATGGGTGAAATGCTTTCACTGCCATGGCACGATGTACCGAACTCATCCAAGCATTCTTGGCACAGGAACTGTCCGAGTTTCTCTTCATCAATGGTTTTTCCGTCGGGGTCGAAGCTCACACTGGCAAAGCTGCAGTCGGGATCTACCATACCTGTTACCTGGATTTCTCCGAGAGTACGGTTGCACATATGCATGGCACCGGTCGCTTCCATGATCTGATTGCCGTTTCTGTCGTAGCGGTTGATCTCCAGTTCCATGACCTCAAAGGTGTTCACATTGATGATCCCCACATTGGCATGCTCACGAAATTCAGATATCGGGCTGTCCTCGGAATCGCTGCAGAGATAGCAGTCCTCCTTCTGGATCTGGGATGTGAACTTGTAGCTCTTACTTGTCTCTTTCGACTTATCCTCGGTTTCCTGTGCGCAGGCAGTCATGAGTGCAGTTGAAAGCGCCAGCAGAAAAATTATAAATCGTTTGTATTTCATATTTCCGGATACCACCCTGATAGATTTGTAACTTGAATCAATCCGCGTTTTTGCCTTTTCAGAGCATACTCCAGCAGCTCGCGGGACCCCTGAGACGGATGCGCCACATACGCAATGAGATACTCTGAGTTCTGCACCATGTGTTCATTTGCTTTCACGATGGCCAGCTTCGGCGGGACTGTCTCCATCCCTGGCGGATAGTAGGTCCCGTCATGTCCTTTTGGCGTCTTGATGGGCCTGACCGTGGGATGATACGGAAGCAACAGCGTGAGTGTGATTTCCGGATGCTTCAGTTTGGCCTGTATCACCGCACGCGATGCCATGGAGTCAAACTGTCCATAGTGACCGACAACAAAGGAATCCACTCCATACTCCACAATGTGCCGCTCGATCTCTTCTGCGAGTTTCGGCTCCACTTCCGGCTTCGTATTTCTATGTCCGATAAAGAAGCATGTCTTTCCCATCAGATTTCGCCTCCCAAAAGAACGGCAATCTTTGCCTCATTATACATAATCTTTGACTACAAGTAAATATTCCTTTTCTTTGCGTCAATTATAATTTCGGCTTTATCTTGATAGCATATCTATAAGGGAGGTGGAAGTATGAGAACCGAGTATCCGGAGCGATACATGACCATGGGATTGAAAATCGCATATTACCGCAAGAAGGCCGGGTATACACAGGAGGTCTTCGCAGAGAAGATTGGCAAGAGCGTCAACTTCATTGCACAAGTCGAGGGAACTGGTACAACGAGAGGTGTTTCTCTGGAGACGCTGTTCAAGATTGCTGATGTACTGAGTATTCCACCGTCCAAGCTTCTGGAGGAAGACTGATATCTTGTTTCTTTCTCTGTCCTAAATCTGTTAGAGTTGGCCCTTCTGGTGGGTTCATCATGAACCTATCCTCGGTCCACCGAAGATGTAGACTAACCCCTTGGCGGGAACCAAAAAAATGTATGCAGCGGAGGAGAGATGATCTCCTCCGCTGTTGCTTTTTCAGTGGGCAGTAAAGCCCCAGTTGTTCTCTGCGATTTCACAGAAGAACTGGTAGGTCTGAGGAGTCAGTTCTTCCATCTGGGCGGCTCTTACAGGATCGTCGTGGTTATTCAGCCAGTACACGAAGTACTCTGCGAAGTATTCGTAGTGATTTTTACGGGCGTAGTCCCGCAGGAAAGCCGTTGTGTTGGCTGCTTCGTTCTGGTACAGGGATTTAGCCCTTGAAGGGAAACCCAGCTCTCCGTCGAGGAAATGCCC